GACACAGTTTAATTTACATCCTCTTTCGTTTTGAAAATTTGTACTTTTCGTTTTGCCAATTATACTAAGTCAAAAGATATATGTAATTTCTTTTGTTTCATTTCTATTTAATTTTTAGTTCATTAGTTGATCCATCCATTCAACAGCCTCTTCAATAGAAGCGGCTTTTTTAAACTCTTTGGTAACACAATATCTCATATACTCACAACAAAGTTCCTCAGAGTCATTAAAATATATGTTATAGGCTCCGTTATCGTCCGCTCCGGTACAGGCTATCCCCAATTCCAACGCTTTTTTCACATTTTCTTTATCACGGGAAAAATAAGCATAAGTATCACCACTGCACCCCTTTAATCCCACCAATCTTATCAATGGTTCCATATTCATATTCTTTAGTAGTTATGATTCAGATAAATATTTTATCAAACTCTCTTTGTCTTTGAAAAGTCTTTTATCCCATTTGGGATAATTGTTTCTGGGTACACTAAGTCCATCTGACAGCTTATAAACCATAAAGAAATTATCATCAGCATAGGATATTTCGATGATTATTTTGCTTATAGTTGTATGGATAATGTTATCCCCGCTCAGATAGCATACGCTATCTCCTACGTTAAATTCAGTATCTATATTCATACCTATTTAGTTATAGTAGTTACTGCTTAAACTCCGGAAGGATACCAAGATATAGATATCTATCATCCTCAGTATGATGGCAGGTACAGTAAAACAATACTCCATCTTCCGATTTAATTGGATCGCCTCCTTGGATTAAGTCCTTTGAACAATAATACGGACAAACGATTTCTCCAATATAATTGTATAGGTCTTCACTTATCCAATCTCCGGGATGAATAAAATCCTCTAAATCCAGGCCTGATTTTTCCCATTGTTTTAAAGTTTTCATAGCTTAATTATTTTTAAAATATTCGTTACACCTAAATCCCTTGCGCGGGGTAAAGTCTTTAAAATCACAACTCATGTAGAGTTCCTTCCGGTCAGCCCAATGGGCCATATCTTTCTGCCATTGCGGAATGACCTGACGCGGATTGCTCAAATCACGGAAAGGTTGGCAGTGCGGCACAAATCGACGGCTAACGCTCTTCCAATAATTGACCCGGTAAAACGACTCTTTAAAGTCCATCAGGATGCAATAGAGGAAATATTCGCCTTTGTAACCGTACTTGTCAATCAGCTTCGCTGCTCGTTCGACATCGGCGATCTGTCCCGGCGTATCACACCCAAAGCGAATACGTTTTATCCATTTCACACGAGCAAGGAGCTTGGCTATATCATCGGTAACTAACCTTGCGTCCAGCCCTTGATTGAAGTCAACTCGAAGTCCCATGGAAATAATCTTTTCGATCTGCTGTAATCCATATTCGGAAGCCAAAACATTGTTATCCATCAAAATCACATGCTTTCTATTTCCGGCCACTTCTTCAATATCCATGTACGGAGTAATGTTGCCTTCCTTTTTGGGGACAACACACCATTTACACCGATTCGGACATCCACGTGTCAAAAAGCCGTAAGCCTCTTTATCAATACCGTACAAACTATAATCCGGATAAGCCCGGTCTATCTCTTTTGGTAAATTCTTTGATATATCGTAGCCGGTTCCACCTTTCTCTACCTGATCTGCATTGATATAGTAACCGTGATCAGGAGTAAAGGAAAAGACTTTCGCTATGTATACTTTATCATAGCAGCAGAGAGGATTATACCATTCAACACTATCACCACGTGCTTTATGATAAGCACTAATCTTCATCAACGCCAGGTTAGGATAAGAACTATCAACAGGCAATAAACCTATATTCATGATTCATTTTTTTAGAATTGAATTTTCTGTTGTAAAACTTCGTCGGCATAAAAATGATCGAAGCCTTTATCACTTATCCACCAGTTGAAGCCAAATTCCGCATCTGAGAAGTTGTGATTAAGATATCCGGCATCAATGAGTTTCTGGATCGTCTGTACCCATTTCCGTTTTACGTGAGGGAAACGTCTTATATCTTTCAACTTTTGCTTTCGGTTTGACATAGGGCAAAGAATACAACCAATACGGCTATAACCTTCATCATATAGCTTGCAATATGGTACTTTATATCGATGAATAAACTCCCAGACTTCCCCTTCCGTCCAATTAAGGATAGGCGAAACAAGAATTTTGTCTTTTCCATTGACACACGTTACCATTGTTTCCCTGTGTTCGGAAAATTGATCGAAATTTCCACTGAATTTGCGATTACCTGTTTCTACCTCATTACGTTTAGAACGCTTTGCGCTCTCACCTTTACGGATTCCAATGAGCGTTACTTTTCCGGCGCCGGACATTTCCTTATACTCAGCACAACACCAACGCATGAACCTGGTTGGAAGAATATGTTTTTTCAACGCCATATCATAGATAGACATTTTCGGTTTTATTAGCTCCACACTCGGATATCTCTGTTTTACAAAGCGAATAACATCTGGAGGGTCAATAGATGTTAAGTTCATATGTGCTTTAAACTTTACACCCGCCATTCTTGCTAAATGATAAAGAACAAGGCTATCCTTACCACCGGAAAAAGCAAGGTAAAAACCGTTTTCCGGGTCATATTCCCGTGCCATTCTTTCACTTCTCAGCAATAAAACAATAGAGTTGTATATTTTATCTTGTAGGCTCATTTCTTTTTAATTTTTCTTTTACACCGGATAAATAACCCGCACTGAAAACAAAGCCAATGCGCACATATCACGAACGCGTCTGCATCTTTAATCCTTTCGTGCTCCATGTACCACATTATCGCCGGAAGCAAAAAAAATATATCACTAATTTTACTGTGGCCAACAAAGCGTTTATCGTTGAAGTATAAATCACTCATAATTTTTTAGTTTGTCTTATTACGACGAATCAGGTTCATATTCTTTTTCACCAGTTTGACTATCTGGTCGTGATACTCGCTTACGCCGTTACAGAAGGATCGGGACTGTACGATATCCAGTGTCTTCAAGTTTACCTCTATCGTCTCCAATCGTTTTCCAGCCGTGTCCTTTGCCGATAATATCAGGCATTCCGGCCGTCTGTAGTATCCGTTCTGATACACACAATGGTGCATGGCCTTACCTTCCTGATAAAACTGGGTGACACTTTCCAAAGGGCGGATGATTATATCCTCTTCTTCGATTCTCAATCCGAAGAACTTTTCCATCCGCTCGTAGAAGCCGGCTATATCCTTCATTAACTTTTCACGCTTACTGATAGATTGTGCTCGATCCCTTTCCTGTCTCAACCTGGCTTCACGTACCTGTTTTATCTTTAGTAGTTTATCATGTGCAGTTTTCAGGTTCTTAGGGCAGACATAGTGGGCGTTACGCATATCTTTACCAAAGTAAGACAGCAAAGACATATAATCTTCCCACATAGAAGCGTCCTTAATGATGTAATGGTTGCGGTTGCAGATGTTGAACGACGGTTTATAGCGAAGTTGGGAGAAGCCGTTTCTATACATATGCTTCAGCATGGGGATTTGCCCGGTCTTCAGACACAATTCCGAATCGTTACCACCTTTCAATAAGTCACGTATCAATTTCGACGGGGTTACATCTGGGAACCGTCGATTCAGTCCCCGTTTTTTTAATTCCGGCAGTAATTCTTTCCTTGGATAAAGCTCTCCATGTATCGCATATAAATCACCGTAATAGTTATAGGGGGTACTTCCATATTCTCCTTTGATACTGAGAGGTGAACTATATACAAATCCGTTACTGCCCATATTAATCGGTCGGGCTATGATCGTACGTTTTCCGTCTTCACGAATCCACTCTTGAACCACTTCTGTAAAATCATAACACACCGGAGAAGTTTCCTTCCGAATATTTTTCCAACATAGTATATGCCGGATCACCTGGAACCCGCCTTTCACTTGCAGGATGGACATATACGCCTCTTCATGGATCTTCTGCTTCCGGCTGACCTTTACGTCCAATTGATGATGGCAATAAGGGCATTCGATTTTGTCACCCAATTTATCTTTACTCGTATTGACCCACATCTTACCGCATTCGGAACACCATAGCTCATCCTTACATTTGTAGGCAAAATGATCAAACAGATGCTTTTTGGCCCAGTCTTCCTGTTCCTTCGTGATGGCAGGCAGTTTTCCGCTTAACTCCGTCACCAGCTTTTCCAATTTCGTTCTCGGCTTCATATCAAAACAGGCTCATTTGTTGGACATTTGTATCTGCTTTCTTTTTCGCCGGCTTCTTTTTAAGCAATTGGTATTGCTCTTCGGCTAACCGTTTGATAGCCACTTCACGGGCTATTTTCTTCTCTTCTTCTGTTAGTTTTACTTTCTGAGAAGAAGAAACAGAACAACCGGCAGAAACTTTTTCTATCTTGATATCCTTTTCATCATAGTAGTGCACGGCCAGTCCAAAGACTTCCGAGTCACTCATTGCAACAGCAGTTCCTCGTTTACGAGCCTCTCCTAAAATGTAACGGCAGCATTCATCAATACTCTTATTGGGATTGGCAAACTTTGGAGCAAACAGGGTATCTTCTTCTGCTCGTTGTTTCAAATAATCAGCAATTATGTCATTAAAACCTTTAACTTGTCCCATCTTGATTTCTTTTTTTTATTGCCTTCTCTGTGTAATGTTGATTTTTAAAGGCACGCTCCAAAAGGAGCGCACCAAAAGATTAAAGTTTAAAAGTGAATGCTGCCACCGCCCGAACCCTGATACTGCTGTACTTGCCGTTGCTGCTCGTGCCGCCATTGGAGAAGCTCACGTACCACGCGTTGCTCTGGCTGTACTCAGTACTGGACCAATACCACGCCGAGGAGAGGGGAGATGCCGAAACA